GCTGACGAGCTTTGCATGCTCTCGCCGTCCGTTGCATGCGTCGAGATCAGCGGGCCGCTCGTCCACAGCCCTGATTTTTGGTTCCAAAACTACCGTTCGATCGTCGATGCGGTCCAGGTCGCTTGCCAGGCACCTGGCGTCGAAGCGGTGGTGCTCAAGATCAACAGCCCTGGCGGTGATGTATTCGGCAACTTCGACGCCAGCCGAGAGATCCGCCAGATCGCCAGCACCGCTGGCAAGCGACTGATCGCCTACTCCGACGCTGCCTGCTGTTCGGCTGCCTACGCGCTCGCGTGTGCAGCGGACGAGATCGTGATCGCAGACACGGCCGTCGTGGGTTCCATCGGGGTCATCGCCCAAATCATCGATTCCACCCGCCTCGATGGGGCGATGGGGCTCCAGTACTCAGTAATCACGAGCGGCGCCCGTAAGGCGGATGGCAATCCGCACGCTGGCACCACCGACGGAGTTCTGGCGGCCATGCAAGCCACGGTCGATCAAACGGCCGCCGTCTTCTTTAACTTGGTTGCTGAGCGACGTGGCCTAACGCCTGAGACGGTGGCGGCCTATCAGGCTGCCGTGTTCGTGGGCGTCAACGCCATTGGTGTTGGGCTCGCCAACTCCGTCGAATCTTTTTCAGCGTTCAAAGAACGGATCACTGCGTCTCGCACTCCTGTTCAGACGGAGACCATCCGAATGGACGAAGACAAAGACAAGCCGAAGGAAGACGCCGTGCGAGCAGCGCTCGTCACCGCTTCTGAGTCGGACGACGAAGACAAAGCTGCGAAGGCCAAGCGAGCTTTGGCCGCTTATGACGCCGAGCAAGAAGACGACAAGCCGGCCAAGAAGGACGAGCCTGATGGTGATGAGAGCAAGGCTCTCGCCAAGGCGGTTGCTCCACTGGCCAAGCAAGTGGCAGCTCAGCAAGCCGAACTGGCGGCCCTCAAGGCTGAGGCTGACGCATCCAAGCGTGCCTCGCTCTTTGCGGCTCGTCCGGACGTCAAACCCGAGTTGATCGAATCCCTCAAAGCCACTCCAACGAGTGCCCTTAAGGCGGTACTTGATGCGATTCCAGTAACGGCTGGGTTCGTCAATCCACACGTAACGGTTCCCGCTACTCGCCCGACCTTGGGTGCGAATGGTGGCCGTGCGCAGCTCTCGGCCAACGCTGAACTCAACGAACAGATGGGCCTGGTCAAACACACGACCGGCGTCGTCTACGAGGCCAATTCACAGGTTTTCGGGGGTAGCAAATGACCGCACTTGCAAAGATGCGCATGACCAAGGTCGTCAAATCGACCGGCATGGCGTTGCTCAGCACCGCTGAGCAGGTTTATCAGGGCGGGCTCGCCTGCCTCGATCAATCGAGCGGATTGGTGAAAAAAGGCGCTGCCTCAACCACGCTCATTCCGATCGGTCGCTACCGTGAGGATCAACTCGTGGCGAGCGGCGGAACTGCCAACGTCGAGTTCTTCCGTGAACTCAACGCCATGTGGTTCGCCAACTCGGCATCAACCGACCAGATCACTCAAACCGAGGTCGGATCCAATTGCTACATCGTCGACGATCAGACGGTAGCCAAAACATCTAACTCCAACGCTCGATCAATTGCTGGTCGCGTTTGGAAAGTGGACGCCACTAAGGGCGTCTTGGTCGAGTTGGCAAACCCAACCTGATCTGAACGCTGAGCTTTTTAGGGCGGGAATTTTTAGGGGCGGACAACAATGGCTATTTTGACACCTAGTTTCACATGGGACCTCGAAAGCAACATGAGGCTCATTGCTGAAAACACTTACAATGAGATCCTTGCCAAGAATTGGTGGCAAAAGGTCGGGAAGGAAATCCCTCTTCGCAGCAAGCGAGAGCGTTTCACCTGGTTCCTGGAGGCAAGCGGGATTGACTACACTGGTGACCGATTCGGTTCGACCGTTGAGTTCGAAGAGCTGGCAACCGCTAGCACTGAGATCGTCTACCAGTCTGCGACGAAGGGTTATCGGATCAACCGAAATCAATTCGAAGATCTCGACGGCAACGGCGTCAGTACGGCGACTGAGTGGGCTCGCCAGCAAGGCTATCGCTTTGCCTACTGGCCCCAACAGCAAATCTCCAACCTGATTAAGAACGGCACCTCGACCACTTGCTTCGACGGCGGCAACTACTTTGCCGTCAATCACCCGGTTCACATTTTTGACTCAAGCGCTGGCGTTTACGCCAACTGGTTCCATGGGTCAGCCTCGGGTGCGAACCCAGGTGCTCTGCCGATCGATGAGTCGGTCACCGCCGATGTGGCGTTGAGCAATCTCAGCAAGGCGATCGCACAGATCGCTTTGGTGCCGATGGCGGACGGAATCACGCCTCGCAATCTTCGGGTTACCAAGCTGGTGGTGCCGAGCAAGCTCGTCACTCGTGCGACGGTCCTGACGGATGCGAAGTTCCTTGCCGGTGCTGCGAACTCCGGTGGTGGTTCGTTCGACATTTCAGCCTTGGTCGCACGTTGGGGCCTTGAGGTCGTCGAGGCTCCTGAGCTGAGCGCAGCCTTTGGCGGCTCGGACACGACCTACTATCTGGTAGCTGAGCAGGCTGCCTCCAGCCAGCTGGGCGCTCTGGTGTTCGGTGTGCGAAACCCCTTCAGGATTTTGTACAACGATGGCGTGACGGACGCTCAATTGCAGATCGACAACGGTCTGCAGTGGATCACCCGTGGTGAGAACATCACCGCTCCCGGTCTGCCGCACTACCTCTACAGGGTCGACGCTTCCTAACCCTCACGGGTTTGTGAGCTGACTGAAGGGCGCCCATGGGTGCCCTTCTTTCTTTGGGGGGACCGTGGCCGCATATCTGACCGTCGAAACATTCACAGCGTTGGCGATCTGCCCAGCTGAATACATCGAGTACATCGAGACGCAGCAGCCTGGGTGGGTTGACGGCCAGCTTGCGTTTTGGTCCGGCTACATCGATTCCAGGCTAGCCAAGCGATACGCCACCCCGTTCGATTCGGATTCGCCTCCCATCGTGGTCCAGGGCTGGCTCGCCCGATTGGTCACGTCCCGGATTTATTTGAAGCGAGGCGTCGACAGCACCGACGCTCAGATCACCGCCGTCCAAGACGATGCGAAAGCAGCGACCGACGAGATAGCGGAAGCGGCCAACGCCAAGGACGGCCTGTACGAGCTACCGCTCAGACAGGACGCTCCCGGCCAGCAGGGCATTAGCCGTGGGGCTCCTCTCGCCTACACCGAAACCTCCCCGTACGTGTGGATGGATCAGCAGGAGCAGATTGGCCGCCAGGAGGACCGCAATGGCTCGGGATAACGGCCAGGCGTTCGCCGAACTCCAAGGGTGGATCGACAAGCTCAACACGCTTGATGATCTCCCTTCAGAAGTAGCGAAGGACGTCGCTCCAGCATTGGACGCAAAAATCAGAGCCAACATCTCTGCGGGTGTCGACCCAGAGGGCAAGCCTTGGCAGCTGACCAAAGAGGGAAAGAAACCGCTCACCAATGCTGGTGCGGCACTGACGGTCAGGGCCATCTCCAGCGTCGTCCAAGCCAAGCTTGAGGGCCACGTAGCACTGCATCATTTGGGTGCCGCTAAGGGCAACGTTCGTCGGCAGATCTTGCCGAGTTCACGGCTGCCGCAGCCCATGACCGAAGCGGTCAAGCAGGTGGCGGTCAAGCGATTCAACCAACACATGAAGGGCAAGTGATGGCCGTCGTCTTCGCCCTCGAACACCTATTTGATTCCGTCGTCCAACGATTCGCCGACGAGAAGACGCTTATCGAAAATACTTTCGGTTGGAAAGAACCGTCGCGTCAATCCACCAACCCGAACCGGATCATCTGGGTCCCGGGCGATGCGTCAGCTTCGCTAGGTGATCTTGGTGCAGCTCGCTATCCAGGAACCTTGCCGGCTCGCCCACTGGCGATGCTGTTGGAGTCGTTCACCTGCTTGATCGTCGGTGCCGACCCACAAGCCGTCCAAGACGATCGAGCGCAATACCATCAGGCTCGCCTGAATTACGACGCTTGGCTGCGAGCCGTGTACCTCGCCGCTGTCGGCACGTTCTCGATTAAATCGCAGTCGTGGGACATGAAGCGGATGGAGGGTCGCTTCGGAGCTGCGATCAAGGTCGTCGGAACCATTCAAGCTGTGATCCCTGACGAGCCGTTCACGTTCGCTGAAGTTGGCACTGCCGGTGAAGCGACAGGCTTCATCGTTGGTCCCGACAACTCGACTGAATCAGATCCACCTGTGGAGATAGTGCCGGACCCTTAAGCTCGATAGGCAACATCGCACTCTAGTGCTGATGACCCGGAGTCATCAAGCATGCTGCCTAGTGTTCAAACTAACGAACTAGACGGTGCCCTTGGCGTACTGCCAAGTGGAGCATCGTATTTTGCAATTGTCGGGGTGAGTGACTCCGGCCCGATCGCCACTCCTGCAGCGTTTTCACGCACGAAGGATGTGATCTCAAACTTTGGCGGTGGCCCGCTAGTCGAGGCTGCCTGCTACTACATCACCGCCTACGATCAACCGGTCTTGCTCACCCGAGCAACCGCCTCCGTGGCGGCGACCGAAACAGCGATCGTCGTGACCGGCATCACTGGCACATCAGCCGTCACCGTTGGCGGCGATACGACGGCCAATGACGATTACGAAGTGGTGCTCAAGATCGTGACCGGCGGAACAGTCGGCACCACTGGCATCACCTATCAGACGAGTCTAGATGGTGGTCGGTCTTTCTCGGCCGTTACCGCTCTTGGGGTTGCGACTTCGATCGTCATCCCTGGTAGCGGCGGCATCGGCTTCGCCTTGGGCACCGGCACCCTGGTAGCCGGCGACACCGCCAGCTATCGAACCACGGCACCGAATTGGGCATCTGGTGATCTGACCGTTGCGTTGGCCGCTCTGAAGGTCAGCACCACGCCGTGGGACGTCTGCTCGATCGTCGGTCCGATCGACGCCACCAGCTTCGCTGCTATCGGCACGTCGTTCAGCGGGATGCCCGAAAAGTTCTGGATCGGTCACACCCGAATCCAAACCATCGGTGAGAGCGAGTCCGCCTACAAGACGGCGCTCGACGGCATCTTTGGCTCGCTCGCCACCACGGTCGGCGGGTTGTGTGCGGCCTCCGTCAAGCTGTCGTCAGCTGTCAGCGGACGGCTTTACAAGCGCCCGTTCTCTTTCGCGGTCGCTCCCTTGGCGGCAACTGTCAGCCCTGAGATCGATATCTCGGCCATCGACGTCGGCAACCTTCCCGGCGTCGTGATCAAGGATGCCAACGGCAATCCGGACGAGCACGACGAAGCCGTCAATCCAGGGCTCGACGACTCACGCTTCACGGTCGCTCGGACGTGGGACGGCGAGCAAGGCGTGTACGTCTGCAACCCGCGGCTGTTCTCGCCCAGTGGGTCCGACTTCCAATACTTCCAGCATCGCAGGGTCATCAACCTGCTGAAGCGTACGACTCGCATCTTCATGCAACGCCGCTTGAGCAAGCCCATCAAGGTCGACGGCAAGACCGGCTTCATTCTTGAAAGTGAAGCCGTAGCGATCGAAGCCGCCTGCAACGCGGCGATCCGGGGCGCGATCATGGCCAAGCCGATGGCGAGTGCCGGTGCGTTCGGCCCGTTCAGCTTCGTCAAGATCAACCGCACCACGAACTTGCTGAGCGGTTCAGACCTCTTGGTTCAAGAGGGTTTGGTCCCGCTCTTCTATCCGAAGAAAATCATCGTCAACACCGGGTTCGCAAACCCGTCGGTGCAGGCAGTTTGAGGCCGGGGGGCTAAATGGCAGACCAAATCCGCATTAACGGCAACATCGTCTCGTGGGGTTCAATCACCCTTCGGGTAGACGACGAAATCTTTACTGGCTTCACGAGCCTGAGCTACTCCGACAAGCGAGAGCGAACCAAGCAATACGGCATGGGTAAGCACCACGCTCCACGTGCGCGTACCCGTGGCAAGTACACAGTCGAGCCCGTCAAATTGAAGGGGCCCAAGTCGACCATGCACGCTCTTCGGACCAAACTCGCCAGCTTGAGCCCCGACGGCAACAGCTACGGCGATTACGAGTTCCACATCAACACGCAATACATCGAAGACTTCGAACCCGAGATGTACGTTGACATCGAACGATGCGTATACGTCGGCACCTCGTCATCTGAGGAAGAAAACCCCGATCCACTCCAAGAAGAGATCGAGATCGACGCCATGGCGATCCGTCGCAACGGCATGACTCAGTTTGATGGATCGGAAGGTGCCCCGTGAGCGATGATCTGAAGAAACGATTGGCAGCTGCGAAGGCGGCTCGAGCCGCCCTGCAG